GATGTTATTCTTGTAAAGCAAAGGTACTATGGTGGCCCAGAAGAGGTACACGCCGTCGTTCTAGACAAAAAAGCCTTCCTTCCCCCAGGCGGGCTTCCTATGCCGAAGAAACCGCGCATCCTGCCGCGCTTATTGCCGATTGCAGGAACACAAAGATAGAGTTTATAAGAAAGGGCATTTATGGCATCTACAATCACATCTGCGACATTAACGGTAACGCTTACTGAGTCTATTAGTCTCAATGGTTCTAATCAGGGGGCGACGAATACCCTATCTATTGGCTCTATAAACGAAGTAAGTAAGCGGATTGTCACCGCTACTACTACTGAGGCGGGCCTTTTGGGGTTTCTATCTGCCTTGAGCAATGTGGGCGTAACGGCCAATAAAGTAGGCTATATGGCCGGTATCCTTGATGACGGTGACGTTCGGTACATAAGAATCACTAATCTAGACGATACAAACTTCATTTCTCTTACTTTCAGAGATGAGGATAATACCGAGTTCCGCGTCAAGGTAGACGCAGGACATTCTTTCATTTTCCCCGGCGATAATGCCGGTGGACTAGTAGACACCATGAAGGCTAGTGGCTCGGCACTAAGTTCCGGTTTAGCCGATGTGGTGGATATCACAGTCGATGCAGATACCGCCAGCGTTGATGTGGAGGTATTTGTAGCAAGTACATAGTCAAGGAGGCATAAATGTACGGACTAACGGACACTACAGAGGGAATATTTGAGACTTTCAGGCGAGCCGAGGAAGGCAAAGCCACCAAAAGAGACTACGCCCGCATGCGCTCTCATATAGAAGAAAAGAAGGCTTCTATAAAAAAGGCCCGACAAGAAAGAGATATGGATGGGCATAAGGGCAAACCTAGAATCAAAGAACCCGTGAGTATTGATCCTATGTACTTCTTTCACGGACGGCAGGTGAGGAAGAACCTAGACTTAGAGTGGGGGAATGAGGCGTTTGAGTGAATAGAACCAAAATAGCTGCTGACTATAAAGCCGCTACCAAGGCATCGAGAAGCAAGATATATCGTGCCTGGAATAACAAGAATCTCTACGAACCCTTCGAGGAACTACAGAAAACCCTCTTAGATGGCCGAGAAACTCTCGAAGATAGACTATCGGCCTTCTGGAAAGCCTACTGTAGTATAGCCTCAGAATCAGGCCCAATTGAGGACTTAGAAGTACCCGAAGAATATCAAGGGGAAATAACCTTCTCTGAACCGGAAGTAGAAGAATCCCTTGATGCGTTAGTTAATAAGTCCGAGTCCACGAATATCGTGGGCGATTTCTTCTGGGCGTACTCTAGCGTCCCAGGCAATGTGTCACCCGCAGACGCACCCTCGGCGGGAGCGTGGTTCTTCCTTGATATGAAGAAAACCAATAAGAATAAATTTGCGGATTTGTCCATACGGATATTAGACAAATTGGCGGCTCAGGAAGATGAACAAAAGAGTAGAGAAACTGATTATAGAAAAGCAATGGGGCTGCTCGAAGCAGCAGCGGAAGAACATTGCTCAGGCAAGGCACTCGGGGAAATCCGGCGATCTATACGCAGGGGTTCCGAAAGAATTAGAAGCCAATCTGAAGTTCCGGCAGAAGTTAGTTGAAGAGTGCTACGCCGATCCCCTAGTAGGCGAGGCCGTAAAACAATACTGCCGAGACGATATTCTTTTCTTTATCAATGCCTTCTGTTGGGTATACGAGCCACGTTCCAGGGATGTTATCCCATTCATAACGTGGGACTTCCAAGACGGTACTATCATCGACATCTTGAATAATCTAGGGGAAAAGGACGTTCTCTTAGAAAAGTCCCGTGATATGGGCGCATCGTGGATGGTTCTAACCATCTTCTTCTGGCAATGGTGCTTCCACCCCTACTCTGCAATGGGACTCGTATCCCGTACCGAAGACGCCGTAGATAAGAGCGATGATCCCGATACTTTGATGTGGAAGTTGGACTTTCACTTCAAGAACCTTCCTTCTTTCCTACAGCCGAATTTACAGAAGAACGACAGATCAAGTTTGAAGTTCAANCANCCTGAGAATGAGTCTACTATAGTAGGTTATTCTGCTACCGGGGATGTGGCCCGTGGTGGACGTAAGTTGGCGTTTATGATGGACGAACTCGCTGCATTTAAGTCAGATGACGGTTATGCGGCCTACGCCTCTACACAGCACGTTACAGACTCAAGGATTATGCTCTCTACCCCGCAGGGTGCAGCGGGAATCTTCTACGAAGTGGCAAACGCCGAGTCGCCCGATATCGAAGTGATTACCCTCCCTTGGTTCTTACATCCCTATAAATCTAGGGGTTTGTACCGATCTAAAAGAAATGTTCACGGCAGGTATGAGTTAGAAGTTCTCGATAAAGAAGAGGATTATGAATACATCCTTGATGGGAAGATACGCTCGCCTTGGTACGACAAAGAGTGCCGCAGAAGCCCCGTCCAAAGGTTGATAGCACAGGAACTCGATATTGACTACTCAGGTTCAGGTAGTCAGTTCTACGATTCAGAATCTCTCAAACATGGCGAAGATACCTGCATGGAACCATTCCACACAGGGGACTTGGACTTTGTACCCGAAGTCATGGAACCTGAGTGGCTCTCTGTCCCGAACGGTAGGTTGAAGATTTGGGCGCCCCTAGTCAACGGTGTCCCACCACAAGATCGCAGATATGTCATTGGATGCGACATAGCATCGGGAAAAGGTGGGCCGGGATCGACAAACCACGCTGCTGTGGTGATCGACGTAACCACAGGTTTTAAGGTTGCCGAGTTTGCGTGTAATGACATTTCCGTAGTAGATTACGCTAGATACGTTAGGGCTTTAGGCAGATTCTTCAAAGGCTTGTACGAAGAGGCATATTTAATTTGGGAAGACAACGGCCCCGGTGGGGCGTTTGGCTCTCACGTTATTGAATTTGGGTATGCCCATTACTTTATGCGTACCAACGAATCAAACATTAAAAAGAAAAAGACTTTCACTCCCGGTTGGTGGTCAACGCCACAGACTAAGTTGATGCTTCTTTCAAACCACGCCAAAGCACTTGCAAGCGGTGATTACACTGAGAGAAGTACGCTGTGCATCAACGAGTGCAAGGATTACGTCTATAGCGGGCAGAAGGTTGTTCATCAGAAATCCTTACATTCAGAAGATCCTGCACACGGTGGCGATAACCACGGTGACAGGGTAATTGCTACGGCAGTAGCTTGGCGTGGGGTTATGGATCGGCCAGCAATCAAACTCAAGAAGACGCCTACAAGCGATCTCGCCCCACCGCCTTATAGCTTCGCCGCTAGACGTAAGAAACACCTTAAACGAAAAGAGCAGGAACTATCGTGGTAACAGTACCCAAACTCAGGGCAGTAGTCTCTCAAAACTACCGTAAACTCCAGCCCTATAGACGAAATACCTACGAATCAGTCCGACAGTATGTAGGCAAGCACTACTCAGAGGATGGAACCAGTGACAGGGTTCCGATGAACTACATCAAGCTCGGCTCTCAGATATACGGCAGGCTACTAGCCTCTCGTATGCCGCAGATTACTGTCACCACCAATAATCAGGAAATGAAGCACATCGCTGCTAGGGCGCAACGCCTCGGCAACGGGATGTTGAAAGAGATTGATCTTGGCTCAAAGATTCGAGAGTGGGTTAATTCAGCACTATTCGGAATGGGCATCCTGAAGGTTGGTTGGGAACAGACAAACATCATGGACTACCAAACAGAGATGGGTGAGACATTACCTATCCCTATGGGTGAAACATTTGCAGAGAACATTCTTTTAGATGATTGGGTGCAGGACTTACAGGCCAAAGGCAAGCCCTGGGAACATTGTTCCTTCATGGGCCATAAGTACCGAATGTCCCTAGAGAACGCCAAAAACTTCCCCGACTGGAATAAAGAAGCCCAACAGTCTCTAGGTGAGCTACTGCCTTCAAAGACAAACGAAACAGGTGACGCGAAGATAGGAACCATCAGTGGTGGTGAAGGGCAAACCGCAGAGAAGCTAATCAAGGAAGTTGAACTGTGGGAAATCTACTTACCTGATACTAATGAAATTATTACCTTCTCTGCATCGAATGATTCATCTGACGACTTAGCCCACACAAACGAGCCTCTAGCGATCAGGAAGTGGGAAGGCCCGAAGGATGGGCCTATGTACGCAGGCCCGTATCATTTCCTGGGCTTCGACTGGCCGGTAGGACAGTGTATGCCCGTTCCCCCTGTAGCTCACTGGCGGGACGTACACGAACTAGCAAACCAAATTCTTAATAAGAACGCCCGCAAAGCCATCAGACAAAAGACAATCTTTGGTTTTCAATCAGGCCACGACGAAGATGCCCGCAGACAAAGAGAAGCAGGTGACGGTGAGATGGTTCAGATGAACGATCCCAACTCTGTGAAAGTCTTTGACAACCCCGGTATAGATCAACAGTTAATGTCCTACGCTATGTCCCTTGATAATATCATGGACAAGATTGGCGGTAACTTGAGTGCGCTTGGGGGTTTAGGGCCACAGTCAGAAACCGTAGGCCAAGACAGCATGAACTTGGGACAAGCCCAGTCTCAGCTTGAGGACATGAAGAACGAAACATTCGAGGGTGTGAGAAGCGTAGTCAGAAGCCTTCTGTACTACTGGTGGAACGATCCACTCAAGGACTTTGACGACGTTATCCACGTTAGCGACAAGATAGAGGTTCCCTTCACCATCCCCGCAGAAGCCCGTGGTGAGATGTGGCATGAGTTGAACTTCGATATTCGCCCCTTCTCTATGAAGTACACAAGCCCCGAACAACGCGCAGGATTCTTAACAGAGTTAGTAAGCAACCCTGTACTCTTGCAGATGTTACAAGAGAACGGACGTATGTTTGATATTGACCAAATCATCAAGTTGCTGTCAGAGTACAACAATGTCCCAGAACTCTTGGATATTGTTAAAACCCAAGATGGGATGCCGTTACCTGTTGGACAAGGATCGTTAGGCCAAAAGCCGGGTTCCAAGATGCCGCCGCAGACTACGAGAACGTATGAGAGAGTTAGTAAGCCTGGGGCGACAGATCGCGGGAACCAACAGATGCTTCAACAGATGATGGCGGCACAAGGAAACCAAAAACCACAGATGAACAGTGGCTCTACTCCGCCCGGATAACTTACCGAAGATAACAGACGACATAGTTGAAAAGTTTATTTATGCCCTTTTAAGTGAAGAAGACGCTTACCTAGAAGCGGTAGAACATTCAGACACAGAACTAGAAGTGAGCATAGTTTTACCAAAGGAAACACACCCGTTGCCCGAGGCTTTTCTGCGAAGTCGCCTATTGGATATGGGTTGGAGATTAGATGAGTGAAATAAGAAAACATTACTTGTACAAGGATAAGAATGGCAAACTTACTTGGCATGATTATCCACGGGACCGGGAGAAAGGTTCAGCCCCTCCAGAATATTGGTCCCAAAATCTAGGCGTGAACCCTAATCAAATCCCAGAGCTAAGAGAGCATTTTGACAAGCATGGCCTGGGAAGCACCGAGATACGCCCAGACGGTGCGGTAAAGATTAGAAGCAACGGACACCGAAATAAGTTACTAGAAGCCTCTGGTATGCACGACAGAGACGCTTGTTACAGACAAAGGACTAAATAATGGCAGAGTTCGATGCTGATAAA